ACATAGCCATTTGTTCCTGCTTTGCTTTATTTGTTAAAAGTTTTTCTTTTAACAATTGTTTCATAGGTGGTTCTAGCAAATCTAGCAGACCTTCTTGGTCAATTGCTCCGGCTTGATGCAAGCTAAACGCTAGGTTTCTCAAGTCTTCAGTAAAGATTGGGCTATTGCTATGAGCATCAACTTTTACAATGTAATCATCAGTAAATTGCTCTGGAATAAAATCGTTACCATCATCGTCTTTTAGCATGATTGGTTGATATTTTTGAATGCACTTTAGGTAAAGCGTTGCCACTTTCTCAAGTGCGTCTTCAATAATCAATGCGCGTTTCTTTGCTCTTGAGCTGCCAAGTCTTGATAACGATTCTGCATGAGACTTAGATCGAACTCCTGCTTCACCGCGACCAGCCAACACGGGAGTAATACCGCTTGCCTCTGCAAACATTGAGTCCACTTCTCTGATGACTTCAAATAGATCGTTTGGAATGTTAGGCGCAAGACGCTCGACCTTTGCACTTGGCATATCACTAGCAAGCAAACCGCCAGCACGATTAAGCGCAAAGTTCTTTTCATCCAAAATACCGTTAAAACCCATCAATGCGGTAGGTGGAGATACTTGTTTAGACAGCAAATCAAGAATCTCACTCATACGTTTGTTACGCAACTCTTGCAAAAACACTAATCGCTGAACTTCACTCTGACCCCAATAATAATCGTACTGAGGATTAGGGCAAAACTGAACAAAAGGTAACTCACCTTTTAAGAACATCTTTTCGCCCGGACGGTCATAAATGATAACGTCTGGATCAGCAATAGTGACGCACTGGTAGTCACCAATTTCGTCATTAAATGCCCATAGTTCGTGCATCTCAACTGTGTCTTCAGCAACCCTAGCTTTGTAACGATTCATGCCAGACAAGTCTAAGTTGACGTTACCCATCATTGTTGGATCAGATTGATTCATGATGATCCGGTCAATACCTTCGGGAACATCGCTAGACTGTTCGTGGAATGACGTAGTTACGCGCTTTAAAATGCTGTCGCGTTTAGGGTGAGCGTACAGTCTGGAATACAAGTCAGACTTTGTAATGTAGTACGTATGGACTAATGCTTCTTGTCTGTCTGTATATGGCGTGTCTTCGCGCAGTACACCTATCGCACCCGGATCGACCATGTAAGGATTCAGACTTCCACCGGGGCCAATGATTAACTTGGTATATGAGGTGTTGTAGCACAGCGACCATAGCAAAGCGTTAGAGCAAACTTGGTCAGTATTTGAGCGCAGCCAATCATCATTAAGAAGCCGTTGCATTGAACGAATTTTTCTTTGTTCGCCAACTTGCACAGCCGCACCTAAATCAATTGAGAAACGTGTTGTCTCAGCAGAATATAAAAAACTGCTTAGTTGATCTATGTGCGGATAAATTTTATTAAAAATTGCTGGCGCATCTTCGGGAGCAGAACCAAAAAGAAAGTAAGAACGCAGCGCAGCGTAGTCGGCTTTGCGCTCCTCTCTTGAGATTAAACATTTCCCTATGAGATCAAGATAGAACTGCTCTCTTTGTAGAGGCTCTGACGGAATTCTCATTTTTTATCCAATGATAAATTGTCTTGGTCTTGCATATAACTCGCTGGACGGGGCGGTGTCAAGTTCCCAACTTGCTTTGGCATGATGCCGACTTGCTCACCAGCAACAGAAGGGAACATATTTCCTCTTAATAAGTTGCTCATCTCAAGTTTACCACCAGCTCCACCCCAAATAGCAGCATCTCCTGCGCGTGGTTCGCGTGGAGGTTCTGGTACACCCTTCGGGTTTGGCTTGTTATTGCGTGAATAGTAGCCAGCCTGACTGTCACCTTCTCTTGCCGACTTGATATTTGTCATATTAAAGTCGAGTGCAAGCTGATTTAGTGTCTTGTCGTTGTGTTTTGTGGTGTCAGACTTGGTTCCTACTGGCTGCAAGAACACCATTTGGACGTTTTCAGTGCATCCGTCAGGGCAAATAGGCTCCCAAGCCTCAAAAAACCCATGTAAATCACATTTATAGTCGTGCATAACGCTCATATCTATCTCCCCTTAATTTGCTCATCTAAACGATAATCTGAGTAATCTAACCTGTTTTTAAGCCCTAATTTGAGCTTAATTCCACCATTTTCCACCTGCAAACCATACCCGCGCACAATTACTGGCTTGGGTTTCTTTCTCCACTCCAGCCATTTCTGTCCAAACCGGATCATTACGGCTACTTCTCCATTTTTCCACGCTAAATACGCCTTAGAAACGCGTCTTTGCACCAATTCCGTCATGTGAGTTCGGTCATAGAAGAACATATCGTCCATTCTTGCCTTATCTACCCCGGATAACTCGTAAAACAACCGCATAGGAATCCCGCGCTTCTTGTCTGCGCGAAATCGTTTCATAATTTGCTTTAATTCCTCTTTAGGAATGATGTAATTGTCATTACTGTCCATAAACTCCTATCCTTTTAAGGTAGTCAGACACGGTTCTTCCCACAACAATCTGTTCTGGTGTGCTGTCTTCCTGAGTTCTGCTTACATTCCTTGTAATTTTCTGAGCAATCAAGCGAGGCTGGAGCTGTTCTGCATACGCAGCGCAAGCCAAAGCAGTTGCCATGACACGATCATCCTTATTTCTACCTGACGCAAGAATAGAACCACCGTCACGCACGATGGTTTTCATCTCATCTATCAGTTCTGTAGAAGTAATCGTCATCATGCCGCGCTCAAAGTAATCTTTCATGTAAGACAGCATTCGCTCTTTGCTGGCAGCGGTAGTCAACCATCCGATAGAGTTAGACAAGCCGCCCATCGTGTCGTTACGCCGCCAGATGTAATTGCTCATCGAACCCAATACGTCCATCAGTTGATGTCCGGTTTTGCCACCCAACGCTGCTGCTTGTCGCTTTAGGTTACGTAGCTCGTTAATGACTGCCTGACCGGGGCCATTTACTTCCAAGTTTAGTGTTGAGTTTTTGTATGCGCCAGCTAGGTGGGCAATCACCCACGCAAACTGGTAGGTATTCATCTCTGGTGTAGCAAACTCTGCAACTTGCTCCATGCCATCAGCATAGCAACGGAACACTTGTATGCAAAAGCGATCAGCCCAATCAGAACTGCCATAGGCAGGATCAGCACCAATGACATAAAAAGCTGTATCAATGGGTTCCTCCCATATATTTAGGGTTGCCATCCTGTCTGTAGATTTTAAAACTTCTGTATCTATAAAGTTTGCACCCATGCTGTAGCGGTAGTGGTCACACTTAATCTGCTTAGCCACCTTCATAGCGTCCGTACAACGGGCGTTAGAGAAGAAGCTTGTACCTGTCATGATGAAGGCATAGTCTTCCGTAGGCGGAAACTCTTGATACATCAGCGCATCATCTTTGATGCCTTCGTATAGCTTCCAACGCCACCATGCCATTTGTCGGCTGTTAATCTCTACGTTGTAGAGTTTCTTAATATCTCGCGTCCATTCCTTTTCTTCTGACGTTAGCTTGCCATCCCAATACACTTTGTAGAGATTAGAGTCGCCGGGTACAGAGTAGAGTTGGTTACGCCACCAACCACAGAAGATAGCGTGTTGAGAACGCGCACGTTTGGCAGTGACGTACATATCGTGGAACATATTAAATCCACGCGCTGTGGACTCAAAGATATACAGACGCTTCTCGTTGGTTTCAGCAAGGGATGCCAGCAGTGAGGCTAAGCCTTCTTCATCACCCCACGACGAAGTTTCTGTTCCGTGAAGGAATGTAATACCCTTGCCACGACCAAGACTTCCTTTCGCTCTAAGCCCTGCGACTTGATAAAAGATTCGACTTCTGTTTTTGAGCGCAAGCGAGTTTCTATTGTGTGAGAGTATGGGTATCTTGTACTCTTTTGGTAAACCATCCATATAGGCCGTGAGTGTTCCTTTGAACATATCCCGGTTTTCTTCAGTATCAGTGACCAGTGTTCCATTAAGTCCATTGTTTATATAGTGCCAGTAGAGGTCGAGGGCTAGAGAAATAGTGGTAATGCCAAGCTGTCGGCCTTTCAAAATAACAAAGAAGTGAATGTTATCTTTTAAGCCTTGTGCTATTTCATCCATTACGTAAGTTTGCGTACCTAATAAATTATCTAGGTTACGTAAGCCTTGTTCTTTTGTTTCAATTTGCAACTTAGAACAAAACTTATAGAACTGGTTAAGATTGAAATTCATATCATTGAATTATTTTATAGTTATAGTGTTTTGAGAATAAGTCATACGCTGTGTTTTCAAAAAGCATAGCATTTGTCTGTTCTTTGCTTAAATGCCATAACATTGTCTTATCATCTATTAGTGTTCTAAATCTGCTGTGATGACCAAAAATCTTATCTACGTTATCTAAGTCATGTATCTTGTCGTACAAATGTTCAAACGAAAACAACTTAGCTTCATCATCTGGCGCAAACTTAATACCTACTGATTCCAGCGCAGGTCGCATAAACGCTGTTAGCTGTATGTCTTCATTGTTAAGTTTGTAATCGTCATATCTGGATGGCATGATTCCATTCTTAACCAACGCAGACATAAACTTTTTACTGCGAAGACTAAACCCACCGTTTTGTACAACAGTGACGTTTGGTGTTCCTACCCACTGGTAGTTAGTAATAAACGTATTGTTGACAAGTCCAGCGTGTGTCAGTCCACCTATATAGTCATACTCTAGCCATTTATCTTTCCAGTTGTCAGCATTTAACGCCCAACCATCATGCTGAACAATTAAGGCATAGTCTGTGTCTATATAGTTCCATAAGCTAAACATACAAAAATTACTGTACCCAAAATAATCTATAGGCGCAGTGATCTTCTGCGGAACGTCACAGCTAATATGCCTGTTAGTAATTAACAGTTGTTTTGATCCCGGCAAGCAAGCAGCCGTTTTGCGTAAGGCAGGTAACGCCTTCATTCCTTCATTGTTGCCGTAGATAGCAACAACAGTAATGTTGTCGTAGTGTTTAATATTTTTATAATTCATTTAATCCCCCAAAAATACAGATCATGCGCTTGGTTATCTACGCTGAACGCATACTCTTTAAACGCGCTCAGATCGCAAGCAGAGCGAACATCGTCTTCAGTTAGGTTCTTGTAGTATTCGCCGCAGTAGGGCGCGTCATACGGGCTTGTACGGGGTGTTCCATGTTCTGCCCTTCCGGTTGTAGCGCAGGAGAAGAAAACCAGCCCTGAGGACATTCTGACCATGTTGGAAAACGTGGCTACCCATTCAGGGTTGTGTTCAAAACACTCGCAGCTTGCAACCACATCAAAGCTACCATCTTCGCAAACAAGGTTCTCGCCTCTGGCTACTAAGTCCACATCTTTACCCGGCCCAATATCTACACCGACATACACGCACTGCTGGAAAAACTCTCGTATAGAGCCGTTAATGTTTAGGCTGCCAATCTCCAACACGCTCTTGCGTATAAAGTAATCAGGAAACTTCTCTCTCAAGCTTGCAACAAACTGCATCTGTGCAGGATGACTCATTTCTTTATTCTTTCCCCGTCAAAGTTATCAAGATTCCAGTTGGCAATACGAAGCCTTGCTTCCTTGTCTTTCGCTACACGCAGAAGCTCGTCCACTATCTCTGGTCTGTACACTTCTTTCCACACCCGCACTAACTCTATCTTCTCAGCAGGTTTTATAGCCTTTATTGCTCTGTTCATCTCGTTTTTCAAGATGCGCCTAGATAGCAATAACTCCTCCTTATACTTATCCCGCGTAGAGTTCTGCTCCGTACAGTTCTCCATTTAACACCTTCTTCATTCTCGATAACTCAGACAAACACTCAGCTAACAATCCCGCAGAACGGGCTTGCTGCCGCCGCAACTCCATCACCAGCTCAGCATGGTTCATACGGTGAACCTGCTCCCAATAGTCTTGGGCCTCCATATCCACATAGTCTTCATGCAACGCGATTACCTGACTCATTCCGACCTCCATACACGTATGCCATCACCCTCACGGCGAGCAATAAACTTCCTACCTAACTTCTTACCCGCCCTCCAATTACCATTTAGAACCACTTGCATCTGCACACCTTCTACATAAAAGCTCTGCCCTACACCCATATCCGCATACGGATACCGCCTAACCACCCTAGCACCCGGCATAGGTACAGCATCATCAATAATAACTCCCATATCCTCACCTCTATCCATATCAATACCTCCTAACCATAATCATATATTACTTACAGACGAAAAAAAACCCCGGCGATTAACCGGGGCAAAACAACTGCGCCAAGCGAGAGATAGACGCAGTCAACACAGAAGGAGAATCAAGAAAGATTCAACCACAGATTACCAGATCATCAGAAAAACAGTAAATTTCTTTGGGGGGAGAACGGGATAGGGCACGCAACAATCAAGATCAAAACCCATCGACATAGCCAGAAAGACAACTGCAACAATGACAATGGAAAAGCGCAATCCCTTTTCCCTTTTGACTAGCGATAACGTAGTGTTTAAGCCAGTAGCCAGTGACTAGCTGGTAGGATGACGTCAACCCCTATACCCTTGTTGTATATTTGCTATGGAAGATGGGAGAGCGCCTCATTCGCTCTGTCCCCAATTACAGTATAGACAACTGCTATATATTTATATTAACAAACTTATATGTTAATTATATAAACCATCTATATATATTATATAGACTATATATAGCCTATGACTATTGTTTATAGACAATAGATTATAAATTACAATGAACATAACCTATTGCATAATCCTATAACCTATATATAATAATTACCAGCAGCAAACATTTATAGTCAATTAAATAGGGGATTCGACATGACGACTATCTATCAGGAAATAACCGATTCGATTATCAGCGAACTAGAAAAAGGGGCTACGCCTTGGGTTAAACCTTGGAATGCTCCTGCTAGTGCAGATAAAAACGTAGTAAGTGGTAAAGCTTACAGAGGTATCAATCGCTTGCTACTGGCAATGATTAGCGGCATCAAAGGCTACTCTAATCCGGCATGGGCTACGTATGACCAGTGGGCTAATTTAGGCGGCAATGTACGTAAAGGTGAGAAAGCAGCAAAGATTATCTTTTTCTCACAAGCAAAAGACAAGAAAGCAGAGAAAGCCGGTGAAGATAAGTTTTATCAATTTGCTCGTGCGTATTGTGTCTTTAACGTCGAACAGGTTGAAGGCATTGACATAATAGCAAGCGAAGATACTCCAATTAGTGACAATCAAAAGATAGACGCTTGCGAACAGAGAATCATTGCTACCCAAGCAAAATACACAATCGGCGGCGATACAGCTTGCTACATACCTTCAATTGATTCTATTCGTATGCCAGCACTAAATACATTCCAGAGTGCAGAGCATTATTACGCTACTTTCTTTCACGAATTAACGCACTGGACTAGCGAAAAAACACGCTGCGATAGGGATTTATCAAAGGGCCGGTTCGGTAATGCTGACTATGCTTTTGAAGAACTAGTAGCAGAACTAGGTGCAGCATTTCTTTGCCAGCAACATGGTATCAAAGGCGATTTACGTCACGCTGGCTATATCGAATCATGGTTGAAATGCTTGAAAGCAGACAGCAGAGCAATATTTAAAGCCAGTGCATTAGCACAGCAAGCAAGTGACTTTCTGCTTAATTGCGGTACGGATAAGCAGGAACTAATAGAGGATGAATTACTAGCAGCATAAACAATGGCAGGGATTGACTTCCCTGCTTTCCTACACTTTAGGGGATTAAACAATGTCAAAAATTAAAACGGCAACTATTGAAGCATATGAAATGTTTCAGGCTAACGGGTTTTGCGTTGAAGTTAAGTACTACGAAAAAAAACTCAATACCTTTGTTGGAAAAGATTTAAACGGATTGATTGTTCTAGCGAAAAGCATAGCAGCAACAAAAGGTTTCCAGAAAACTAAAATCAATATTTTAAGGGGTTAATTATGTGGCTACTCGAAATGTCAAAAGCAGACAAAGCAATCTGTGATGAATTTAATTTTTACGAATACGGGTTTTCACATTTAGTAACAATGCCGAATAACTATAAATTTATAGTCAGAGAATTAAGTTGTGAAGAGTCTCAAAAGCTTGAAAATAGCGGAGCAAAAATAGAATTACTTAGCGAATTGGGTGGATAACCATGAAAACATTAAAAACAAGGCAACCATTAAATGTAGGCAAAAAATACAAGCTATTTACTGATTTCGGTATTTATTACATTTTTCTTAGCCATACAGTAAATCAGGATTTTTCTATCGGCAACATTACTTTTAACGCTATAGGCGGTTATCCGTCCAATGGTTTTAGACCGGATAAGCCTATACCTGAAAGCTGGATTGTTGACCTAAGCAAACCATTAAATGAGGATAACTATGCAAACCATACTTGAAATAGTTGCAGGTTTTATATGCTTTCTGGTTATGTATGCTTATTTTGTACTGTTACTTTCTTTATAACATAGGGGATTATCATGAGTTTATTACAAGAAATTGAACAACATGGTTTAGCAGATTGTGAATTTAATAGGAAAAATACTCTGCTTACCTATTGGTTATTTGTTTTTAATGAGCAAATGAGTGATGGCGATGATGGTTGGGAAGAACTAGATTTTGATGATGCACCAAGTAATTTACACTTTCGTTATTGGTTAGCAACATGGGGAGAAGATTCTAGGGGAAAGCTTTTAAGCTTAATTTAAGACGTTTAATTTATTCAGGCTAGTCTGGTATAGGCTAGCCTTTTTTATCGCCCTAAAGGGGCTTAGAATCAATTTAAAGGGGATTGTTATGGGTAAGCTTAAAGAAAGCATTACTGTTTCACAAGAATATAATGAATCTGATAATTTTGTTATTGATCCAACTATTGATCTGCAGCAAATAATCGAATGCTTGATTGACGGTGCAGTTGCTTTCACTATGCTGTCAAACCATTGCCCAGTAGATGAAAAGCAATACTTTCTGAATAAACGCGAACAATTGACCGATTGTGCCGCTGTTTTAACATCATTGCTTTAAAGCCGTTTTAAGCCGTTTTCAGGATGGGATGGTATCTTTCCCTTCCCATGCCTGATTTATCAGTCCTACGCGCCCGTATGCGCGTTTAAACCCTACTCTGGAGGAACTATGTCCACTCCTAAGAAACTATACGCTGTCACTCCGCTGGCACATCCGGCCAAGCAGCCGAGTGCAAGACCCAAAAGGCTTGGCAAGGCCGAGACTCCCAAGCCCGTATCAATCCTAGATCAGAACTTCGCTTACACATCATCAGCAAGCACAGACCTGAGAGCCAAGTTCAAAGCATTGGGATTCAAAACCCCGAAGGTAAAAAGAGTTAAGTAATTGTTACTGCTTAATTTTTAAGCACCTATTATATGTTTTTTATATAGAGATAAAGAAAATAGTCGATAGTTCTTTGTATAAAGAACTATTCATAGACTTTATATATATCAAGAACCATGCCAGATCAAAGTTATCCACAGGTTATCCACAGACTTATCCACAGATAGACCATGCCTATTGCTATCTGCAAACCCATAATTATTATTCATAGACAATAATCTGATAATCAATTACATTTCCATTGCACCATATTTTTAATCAACAACTGGAGAGATTATGAAATATCTATTCGCGTTATGGCTGGCTGTTACTGCCCCGCTGGTGTACGCATCATGTACCTATCACACCTATTGCGACGCATCTGGACGCTGCACTAACTGTTCTACTTGCTGCTACGGAAACAATTGCAACACTACTTGCTTCTAAACTAGACAACCCACTTGGGAGATTAGGAATATGACCTATTTAAAAGACATAAAACTCTGTGTCGATTGCACATTCTTTGGCACACCACACGGTCAACGTGACCGCTGCATACATCCCAAACTAACTACCGTTGATCTGGTAACAGGTAACGCAGAATTCCCTTACTGCTACGCAGAACGTAAAACTACTTTACCCAGCCATTGCGGTGAACAGGCTTTGTTATACGTTGCAGACACAGACGCACTACGTGACAGATTGGAGCGCAGTAAAGAGTTTGAGGAGGCTATGCGTGAAGCACCTACCTTATAGCCACGATGACCTTACAAGAGCCATAGACAGGCTTACAGCAGTCCTAGAGGATGAATTCGGCGATGACTTAGCAGGATGGGGAGCAGCCACTCTAATACTGCTATCAACGATATTAGATATGACAGGCGTGGATAGACAAGAGATTGCCGACCACATACTGCAACCTATTAGAGGGGATTTGCAATGACTAAAGATGACGTTATTTGCATGGCTTCTAAGGCTGGCTTAACAGTCGGAACAAATATGTCTGGAATTGGATTAGTAGGTTCACCAGCAGATATTGGAATAGCGCACATTACTCTCGATCAAATGCACCATTTCGCTGACATAGTTGAAGCGGTAGTGCGAGAAGCGTGTGCGAAGTTTATTGAAGATGAATATGTGCGGCAGTTTGAAGAACCGTGGAGACAGAATCTAGCCAAAGCTATCCGCGAAAGGGTCAACCATGACTAAGGATCAAGTTGATGAGTTAATGCGTGAAAACGGCATCGTTGTGGTTGGTGAGGCTGTTTATATATTGTGCAATTTAGTTGAAGAACAAAGTGCAGCAGCAGAGCGAGAGGCGTGCGCGAAGGTGTGTGATGAAAAGGTCGGTGCTGAGTACGCAACAGGCAAAGTAGAGCACAACGAGATGGGCTGGACACAGGCTTGTGCCATCGATATCCGCGCAAGGGCACTCCACGACATGAACAAAGCAGCCGAGAAGAATGGGGAGGAGTTATGAAACAAATAATTGCCAGTGCAGTAGGTGTGCTGTGTGTATATCTACTTGGAGCATTCTATTCAGTTAGCTTTGACATATATCAATGGCATGAAGGGGTGCGCTTGGGTGTAACACTAGCCATGCCAGCAGGCGCTTTCACAGGTTTGACTGCGTATCAAGTGAATAAGGGGCAGGGATGAGTGAACGATTTTTAATTACTGCTACTAGCTCAATTATTCTTTGTTTATTTATTTATGGTTTTGATTTTACAAATAATATTTATAAACAAATTGCGCTAATTATTTCCGGTTTACTTTTTGGGAATCTTATAACAGTAGCTGACTACGCAAAGGGACAAGAATGAAATGCCATGTATGCGAAATAAGAGAGCTAAGAAAGAAAAACTTTGAGGAATCAGAAAAGAAATATTTCTCTAGTTTAAAAAATGATAGTCAAAAGCGTGAATGGGTAGGGCTGACGGATGAGGAGATTATGTCGCTGTTGCCGGGAGCAGTTAGGCTTCCACCGGGATGGGCAGATACAGTCCGAGCCATAACAGCGAAGCTAAAGGAAAAGAACAGTGGATGACAGCGGAGAAAAAGAATACGACGTAGTGTTAGACGCTTTAAAAATACACCGCGATAAATTGTGGAAAATGACTAACTCGCACAATGACTGGGGAATCATGGATACCTTGCGCATGGAGCAAATAGCAAAACTGGACGAAGCTGTACAAGCGATGGGAAAGAAAGAATGGGTAGGATTGACGGATGAGGAAAGAAATTATCTGGCATGGGAGTCAAGTAATGGTGAGCATTGTGTTGCCATGACAGAAGCTAAACTAAAGGGAAAAAATTATGACAAGCGTTAATACAGATGATTTTGCACCAGAGGTACGTAATGCAGCATGGTGGTCGGGTGATTCCAGACTAGCAGCTAACGGTCGCGCTGCTGACGCAATCCTAGTAAAGCAGGGAAAGAAGGAACCGCCTGATCTATCTGAGGTGGAAGAAGTACAAATGGGTAAGGTGATGGAGCCAACCATTGCCAGACTGTTCCAAGACAAGCACAAGATAGAACTCAAGGACGCTGATTATGTTCTTTCGCATAAGACTGAGCCGTGGCTTAAATCTCATTTTGACTACATCTCAGCAAATGGACGAATACTCGTTGAATGCAAGAACTACAACGCTGGCGTTATGTCTAAGTTCGACGAAGAAACAAACATGGTTCCTGTTCCTGATATGTATCAACTCATACACGAAGCGGCCTGTCATAACGTGGATGAGATTTATCTTGCGGTCTTGTTTGGAGGACAGAAGTTCAGAACCTATCACTTCACTATCAGTCAGGAAATGAAGGATGAGCTTATTAAAGCGATGGCAAAGCTTTGGGCAATTGTTGTATCGAATGCCGAGCCGCAAGCTAGTGATGTTGAATCAACCAAGCTTATCTGGCCTACTTCAAGTGAGGAAGTCGCAACTGCAACAGGCGCGGTTGAACAGGCTTGCGTTGTTCTTCAAGAGTACAAGGCACGTATCAAGCAGCTTGAGACAGAAGCGGAGAAGGTTGAGGTTGCGATTAGGGAATATATGGGTGCGAAAGGTTCGCTCGTTAGCGTGGATGGAAAGACGCTTGTAACGTGGCGTAACTCTAAGCCAAGCATGAAGTTCTCAAGCGAGTTGTTTAAACAAGCTATGCCAGACGTTTATCAAAAGTTTGTAGTTGAAGTAAATGGTTCACGTAGG